AAGCAGAGCAGGCGGTGCATGTAGATATGGCAAACCCGGCCGTTCCACACCGTTGCCCGGGCGTAGATACGCCCCTTGGTCGTATCGTGGCGTCGCCAGCGATACCGAAGCAGCATCTCCAGATCGCCCACGTCCACGAGGACGTCTCCCCCGCTAAGCAGGCTGATCCGTGCCAGACGGCCCGGCAGCAGCTCGTATCGGTTCGGCTCGCCTCGCTTACTCATCCGCCTCCTCCGTCCGGGGCGTATCCTACCGATGCGCCCGGGCAGCTTCCACCACCACCTAGAGCATCTGGACCACGGTCTCCGGCTGCACCGTCGAGGGCAGCGCTTGGAAATGCAGCGTGAAGTTCATCAGCGAGAACGCCGCCGTGTTGCTGTTCTCGAGGTAGTCGATCTGGAGGTACTCCGCGAGCGCCAGGAAGATCGCTCGGAGATACTGCTTCGCCATGCTGCCTCCGAGGCGGTCCACGTCCAGCCGACTCACATCCAAGATGAACCCTCCACTCGGCAGCACGGGCACCGTGAACGAGCCGCCCCCAGCGAACTGTCCGAAGACCGTCACGACAATCGACGCCGCCGTCTGGGGATGGAAGACCGCATTCAGCATGCGCCCCCGGACCACGTAGCCCTTGCCGGCCGGGGCGAACCAGCTCGTCCGATACTGGAACGGATAGGGAAGCGCCCCGGCGTCCCCGGTCCCCGTATCCATCCGGAGCACGTCCCCTTGCCGGCTCCCGACCACCACCTGATCCGGGCCGGTCTCCGAGTGCGTCACGCAGGAAGCCGTATAGCCGAGCGGCCACTGCTGTGGCGTCGTGCTCGTTCCGTCGCCCAGCCGGTCCACGTCCAGATGGCTCTGGTCCAAGATGAAGGCGTTCGGAGGACGTCCATCGGGCAGCCGGGGTACCGACCACTCCGACCAGCCGTGGGGCTGCCCCTCCACGCTCCCCTCGAACTGATAGACTAACTGCTCGGAAGGCTCGTCATTCGAGTCCATGGCAAACCAGACCCGGAGCTGGCGGCGCTGGCGGAAGAAGACCGCATGCGTCACCGGCTGCCGCCCAGCCGTCAAGCGATCGAACTCGGCGTCGATTGGCCGGCTGATCCGCTGGCTCTCGAATCCGGACTGGAACCCGATCCACCGGCTGATCCGGTAGAACCCGTCCTGCCCGGGGAAGATCACCTCGTTCTGGTCCGACACGATGGCCTTCTGGTTGAAGACGCCGACGCCCGTCTGGTCCTGCCGGAAGATCACCGGCTGAATGTCGAGCGACGGGGGCGTCCCCGACACCCGGAAGATCGACCGGGCCTTGAAGACGAGGATCGAGTCGAAGGACGGGATCGTCGCCCGGGGCTTGTCCCCATCGTCGTAGTTGACGAGGATCTGGTTGTCCGGCGGCCACGCCTCCGGCTTGAGGAATCCCTCCTCCAGATCGGGCTGGTCGGAGAACACGATCACCCCGAGCGTCTGGTTGATGCCGATGAGGCTGTTCGCTCCGGGCCAGAGCGCGATCACCGACACCAGCCCGTCGGCACCCACACCGTCCGGCATCACGAAGTCGAGGAACTCCCGCATGAGGATGCCCAGGTCCACGTCCGGAATAGCGTCCACGTAGACCACCGTCAGCGTCGGCGGGTTCGGAATCTCCGCCAGGAAGTACCACGCTCCGGCGCCCCCGGCCGTGGTCCGGTAGATCCGGATCTGGTCGACCTGCGGGTCGGGGGAGCGGGTCAAGGTCAGCGCCGCGCCTTGCCCAGCCAGGGTCAGCGGCGCTGCCATTTCCGGGCTGGGTTCGGATTCCTGTCCGGTGATGCTGTTCCGGAACTTGTAGCGCCACGTGTAGTCGCCTGTATTCGGCCCCGCTGCCACCACCGCTGGCACGGGCTCGATCGGGGGCAGTACCCCGGAGCGCTGGATGACGCTCCCGTTGTACTTCACGGGCGGCGTATTGGCCGACACGATGTGCGTCAGGTTCGCGTGCTGGACGAAGTGCGTGTCGCCCGGCACCCGCTGCGGGAAGAGCGTCACGAGCGCCCCCGGTGCGGGTGGCGTCACCGTCGGGGGCGACACCGTGATCGTCCGGGTCGAGAAGACCACGCTGATAACGCGCCCGTGGTAGGTCGCTCCCCCGACCCCTGCTCCGGCGATCTGGATGTACTCACCCGGGAAGGGCCCTGCCGCCCCCCGGATGGTCTGCACGTTCGTCAACGTGCCGCTCGCCGTCGTCGGCCAAGGCGCATCCACCGTCGTCGTAGGGAAGTTCTCCGGGATCCGGAGCGACGCTGCCGGCGACTGCACCACGGTGAAGATGCCGTCCCCGCAGGCAGCGATCAGATGACTCGTCCCATTCCGGAAGTTCGACTGGAAGAGCCCATCCACGCGGGCGGTCCCGTTCAGCGGATGCCGAACGAAAATGAAGAACCCGAGCCGGGGCAGCACCGTCGACCCCGTGACCGTGATGAGGTTCCCTGCCTTCGCAGCGAGGAAGCCCAAGCTGGAATTGGTCGCCGTCCCGTCCGAGATGATGACGGTGTCGCCCACGAGAAAGCCCGAAGCATCCACCACGAGTCCCTGCATCGTGACGCCCCCGAGGGCGTCCACGTCCAAGTGGCTGACGTCGAGGATGAAGTTCGAGAGCGCCCCCGACACCCAGCCGCCGAGGGCCGTCGTCCCCCAGCCGTTCAGGTACTGGGTGCCCTGCCGCTTCCCAATGACCCCGCCGTAGAACTCGACGTTCCGGGCGATCTCGGCGTAGAGCGGGTCGAGGTCGAGGTCCTGCTTCCGGGAGAGGAGCCCCTTCCAGGCGGGCTCAAAGTCGAGCTTCTGCTTTTCTTGCACCGGGCGACCTCAGTCGCCCCAGAGGTCGGTCCCGACCGCCGTGCTGTTCTGCCCGGAGACCGGGTCGATGTCCTGTGCGAGCTCGGAACGCTGTGCCTGTCCGTCCTCGAAGTAGTCGCGGCTGTCCACGTCGCCCACGGCGCGCTTCAACTGCGCCATGGCGTAGCTCACCACCATGTCGACATGGTCCGAGATCATCGGCTCGAGCAGGTCCCCGTCCGCCAGTAGCCGTGCGGGGCGGTAGTTGTACCAGAGGTCGCCCGAGAGGGTCTCCCGGAGCCCGGGGGCGATCTTCAGGAGCTGCCGCGTCATCACCGTGACGGGCGTACCCGCTGGAGGCGCCGCGACCGTGCCGAATGAGGGCGTCACCACAAGATCGGTGGCGTTGGAGACGCTCACCACCACTCCGAGATACGTGGTCGGGAAGACGCCCGTGTTGTTCGGCATCCGCTGGGCATCTCCTGACCCAACGATCTGCACCAGCATCCCTGGGGAGAACCCGACCGTGCTCACCACCTGCAGCAGATGGCTCGTCGGAACGGCACCAGTCAGGGTCGTTGCGGGTGTCGTCGCAGGGAACTGCCCGAAGAGGATGTCGTAGGCGATCTCCGAGAACGCCCCGCTCGTGGACTCCTCTTTCTCCTGGAAATCCTCGTCAATCATCGGGCGGTACTTGAATCGGATCGACCGCGTGTTGTTCGTCCCGACCACCTTCAGGCGGTACGGGCGCCAGAAGGGCGGATCGTAGTTCCCGATGTCGTACTCGGTGACGTTCCCCGAGAACGTGAATGGCCGGGCAACGGAGAGGAACGACTGGGGGCGGACGGCGAGGATGGCCTTGATCGCCTTCCCGTAGCCGTAGTTGATGGCTTGGCGAAGTTCTAGGTCTGATACTGGACGTGTGTGGTCCAAGTAACTTCGGACCAACGAGGCCACGTCTCCTGCAGCCAAAGGAACTTGCCGGGACACACTCGGCTACCGTCCTCGCCCGTTCTGCGTCCGGGCGCGCATCCGGCCGTTCGCAGGCGACTCGGTCGCCCGGCGATCGTAGTCGAGTGCCGACCGACTCCGCATCTGGGAGTTCATCAGGCTCTTGGCCTCCCGCTGCTGCGGGGCGCCCGTCTGGTTGCCCTGTCCGTGCGGCTTCCCGAGGTAGCCGGCCATCAGCGCCCCCGCATCCGACCGCTCCCGAGCGGGCGCATCGGCATCCGGTTCGGCGGTGTCCGCTCGAACGGGTCCCGGATCTGGTCCGGGTCCAACGCCCGCTCCCCGGTGCCCCCGAGGGCTCCCGGCAGCCGGGGCGTCGTCGGTCCTCGAATCGCCCGGAGGGCACTCTGCGTGCCCGGCCGGGGAACGAAGCCAGCCACTAGCGCCGTCCCTGGGTGCTCCGGCCCATGCCGCGCTTCCCGGCGCTGGTCCGGAGGAACGCCCCCCGGCTGTTGACGGCCGGCGTGGCATCCTTCCTCGGCACCGTCGGGCCACCGCCCGGCTTCGCGGTGTATCCCCTCGTCACACTCGGCTGATCTGCTGCCATGGTCGTTCTCCTTTGCCCTGATGATGCTTATTTTATAAGCGCCCCTAGGACATTTAGCGACGTCCGCCGCGATTACGTGAGGTAAGACGCCCTGTTGGCATCCGGGGCCCGAGCTTCGCCTCGGGGCGCTCCGCATCGCGGGGCTCCGTGGCGTCTTCCCGGGGACTCTCCGTGTCTCGCCCGGAGGGGTCACGGGCGATGAGCAGGAGCGCCCGGGCACTCGGGGCGTCCCGTGTCGCCGCCTGCGTGTCCCGGTCCGTGCTCTCGCTCCGGGGGGTGATGAGGCTGCTATCGCCCCCGGTGTCTCGAGCGCCCTGATCCGGGGACGCATCAGGGCGCTGTCCGATAGCAGCGAAGTGCTGACTGAGCCGGGGCTGCCCCTGCATACGCCCCTTGAGGGCGTTCAGGTGCCGTACCGTCTCCGTTGCATGGGCCGCCCCGTGACGGGCGTTGTAGAGGGCCGAGTCGAGGTGGTGGACCTGCGACTGGTCCGCGTCCCGAGGGGTTGGGGGCGGCATGTAGGGCGCTCCGCTGGTAGGGCCAGCCATCAGCGCCCCGTCCGCGTGTGGTAGCGGCGTCCGATCGAGTGAGTGGTCTTGCCGTCACGCATGGTCGCAGTATGCCCGGTCTTGAGGTTCTTTGCCTCCACCACCTTGTTGCCCCGGAACGCCAGCCGGACCTCCTTGCCACTCGGCTCGGTCTTGGTCCGGTACCGGACGCCGGGGCCGAGGGGCATTAGAGGTCGAACCCTCCGAGGTTGGCCGCCTGCTCGGTCGGGGCGATGTCCTCGGAGAGCCCGAAGGGGCGCATCTCCTCCCCGATCGTGTCCGTCTGGTCCTTGATGTTCGAGACGCCCGGCACGTCGGTCGCCGTCAGCACCTCGTCCTCACCGAGTTCCTTCCGGAGCGCCCGGTACTCCTTCAGCCAGCCCCGCTGCACGTTCCCAGGCAGCGTCGGCTCGCCCCCACGCGCCTTCACCGCCGCGTAGTTCTGGCGGTAGGCGTAGAGGCTCCGGCGGCAGTAGTCCATCCGGACGCTCTTCGCCCGGAGGAGCGCGTCGGCATCGGACTCGCCCGGGTTGACTGCGACCAGTCCCTCGCGCCCGTGCTGGGCGAGGAGCGTCGTCGCTTCGGACTCGGGGTAGTCGGCGGCCTTACCCGCGATCAGTTGCCTGACGGCGGCCGGAAAGCGGATCTCCTCCGGACCCAGGATGGCGGGCTTCCGGACCTCGACCCGCCCGATCGTGTTGACTGCCGACATGATTCGCATGGGGGATTCCTTTCGCCTGGAAGTGGCGCGAGGTCTTCGCGCCACTGAGCCAGTTGTCGATGACGTGCCGGAACGACTTGTCCCGACGGATGTCGTTCCAGAGCTGCTCTTCCTCCCGCCGCCGGGTGGCTTCCACCGCCTCGGCACGGGCGTTCATCATGTCCCGGATGCCCTTGAGACCAGCCTCCTCGGCCATCCACTTCATGCGCTTCACCTTGAGGAGGGTTCGGGAATCGAGGGGGCGGAAGCTGCCGTCCTCCTCGGTCACGTAGCAGACGAGCTGCCACGTCTTCGATTGCTCCCGGGCACGGCGCCCGCACTCCTCGAGCGAGAGCGCGTAGCCGTACCGGGCAGCATCTGCCTGCATCATCCGGGCAAGCCGCTCGACCGTGTCCTCCCAGTTCCCCGGCACCTGCAGGCGGTGGAAGACCGCCCACCGGCCCGGGGGTTCCAGGAAGTCCACGGACAGCTCCGGGTCAATGGCCTTCAGTTGGGCCACGAACCCGGAGCTGGCGGTGTAGAGGGGATGACTCACACGCCTCCGTTACGGCGAGGTGAGCGTCAGGGCGATGTGGGTGAGCCCGGCGACGACGGCGCCCACGATGAGGCTCGCGGTCGCATCGAACACCCCCGCGTTGCCCGCGTCCACGTGGCACGAGATGTCGGTCGAACCGACCGCCAGCACCGTCACCGGGACGGAGAGGCTGGGGGTATCGACCGTCAGGTCCGGCACTGCCGGCACCGTGGCGACGGTCGGGTCGTTCGAGGTGAGGGTGATCTTGGCGCCCGCCGGGATGGGGGCGCCGTTGATGGCGCTGTGCCCGTCGATGACTGCCGTGACGGTCGCGCCGAGCTGGATGGTGAGGGTCATACGTCCTCCTCCTTGAGGGTCAGGGTGATGAAGCTGAGATGGTGCTTCCGGTGATGGTGCCGATGATGCCGGCGGTGACGGTGGTGGTGTTCAATCCACTCCGCCACAGCCAGCCAGAACCGCCACCAGTCGCGCATGCGCCTACTGCCGGAAGCCGTTGGTGGGCTCCGTGTTCGTGATCCGGTCCGTGCCCGGGTTCTTCAGCGGGAACTTCCCGGGGATCAGGTCGAGCAGCGGCCCGGTCGGCGTCTGCGACACGTCCGTCGCGGCGGCGAGGTCGAGTGCCCCGAAGGTGGCGCCCGGAAGCGTCACGCTGGAGCCGCCTGCCGCGTTGGCAAACGCCTGGAGCGCCGTGAACTGATTCTGCAGCCCCTTCTCCGCGAAGTACCACTTCAGGCTGCCGAGCAGTGCGTTGAGCGTCATCGTGGCCTCCTATGGCCGGAACAGTGTCGGGGGATCGCCCGCCTGTCCTGAGTTGTGAATGCCCATCGACACGAGATTGACCCCATAGTCCGTCAGCATGTTGCCGTCACCCAGATGGGCAACGGCAGGCGGCACCGAGAGGGCGATCTTGTGCAGGATCTCCCACTCAGCGGTAAGTCCCCTCGCGAAGTAAATCCACTTCCGGTCCCGGAGGTAGTCGGTGAGCGTGATGATCGGGGTCAGCATGTCGTTCCTCCGACTGTAGGGGCGGCCGAAGCCGCCCCGTCCAGTCCCTCGTGCGTGAGGTCTCCTCCGCCGTCCTAGCTGTTCAGGATGTAGCTCGAGTCGACCGTGAAGTTCCGGATCGCCGCGTTGGCGTTCGCCTGGGTCGTCCCGAAGTTGCAGATCGCCCGCATGAATCCGTAGAACACGTCACCCGCCGAGAGCGAGTCGTGCTTCAGGATGCCGCCGGTCTGCTCCACGAACTGGAGGTCGAACAGGCCGAACTTCTTGATCGTGTCGCGCGACAGCTCCCACCACGTGTCGTCGGGGCAGTCCACATCGACCGCCACGTCGCGCCCGTTGTACTCGAGCATCTGGAAGCCGCCGTCGAGCTTCAGGTCCGTGAAGCGCTTCTGCGGCACGAGCAACTGCAGGTAGCGGTCCCGGCCGTTGTAGCTCGTGACCATCAGGTCGATGCGCCGCCCGCTCGCGATCTCGGGGCGGTCCATGCCGATCTGGAGGAGCTGGAGCGTGATGTCGCCGCCGCCCGCGTTGAGGACCGTCGCCCGCCAGAGCGGGTTGGCGGTCCGGTCGATGTCTTGCAGCACGTTGGCACCCGGGTTGAAGATGCCGTCGTCCACGATGGCACCCAGCCCAGTCAGCTCGGCCCCGGCGGTCCGGTGCCGGACGATCAGGTCGGTCACGACCGCGCCGGTCGGTGTGGTCGCAACAAGCGGGGAGCCTGCCCCGAGCGTCACCGTCAGGGTCGTCGGGTCGATCGCCATGATCGTGAACCCGGCGCCCGCGAAGGCGGTTCCGGTGTCCCCCGGGAAGGTGTCGCCACCGAGGCGGAGAGTCGCTCCGTCGGCACCCGCGATCACGTTCACCTGCATGCCGACACGCAGGTACTTGATCCGGTCGACCGTGGAAGCGCCGGCGGCCCAGGCACCGGTTGACGTCGCCCGCACGCCAGTTCCGTCCAGGTACGTCTGCATGTTCAGGTCCTTCAGGACCATCTGCGTGACACTCTGGAGCTTGTCGGTGAGGGTGTTGACGAAGGCGTTCGGGTTCCCCTTGCCCTTCTCGATGTCCGGGCCGGGGATGTCGAACGAACCGTAGATGAACTTGTGGCGGACCCGGCTGGTCACGTCCACGTTCAGGATCGGCTGGGGCAGCGGCGCCCGGTACCCTCGGGCACCGACGCTCTGCGTGTTCACCATCCGGGCCGGGAACTCGTAGGCGTTGCCGCCGAACCGCACCTCGCTCGTGTCGAGCTTCTTGTAGAGCATCGCAGCCAGGTTCTGCTGCTGCTCCACGCCAGGTCCGAAGACCGTCTTCAGGATTGCCGACAACTCGGAAATGTTGTCGAGAATCTGGGGGGACGCCATCTACCGCCTCCTCATCCGCCGCGCGCCCACCCTGTGTGCGCCGGTCGTCAAGCCGCGCCTTCCTTGCCCCAGCCGAGTCGATTCCTCAGCTCGGCTTCGAGCACGCGGGAAGTTTTGCCGTCGAGAGCCCCGAAGTCCGGCTTCCCGTTGATCGGCGCCTGTGCGCCGCCCCCGGGCACCGGAGGGAGCCCCTTGCCAGGTTCACTGGCCGTCCGGAGCGAGTCCATGCGCGCACGGAAATTCTCCTCCTGGGCGGCGTACCATTCGTTCAGGATCAGCGGCACCTCGTTCATCTCGGCGCCACCGTTCTTCCGCACCCACTCCAGCACGAATGCCTCGGCGTGCGGGGCGAGCTTCTCGCTGTAATTGTGTTCCTTCAGGAACGCCTTGATGCCCGTCTGCAGTTCCTGCCCGGTACGCTCCATCTCGGCGCGTTGCTGGGCTAGATGAGCGAGTTCCTGCTGCTTCGTGTAGCCACTGGAGAGCTGCGCGACCTGATCGCGCATCGCCTTGAACTCATCGAGGAACTCCTTCGGGAGTCCCGTAGCCGTCGCCGCCGTGCGTGTACCGCCCGCGTTGATGCGGGCCTCGAGCGCGTCGGCTAGGTCCGGGTTCTTCCGGAGCACGTCCGCGAGAGCGTCGTAGTCCTTCGCCCGCTGCGAGAGCGTCTGCTGCTCGGTCTGCCACTTGGTCCGCTCCGACTCCTGCGCCTTCAGGGTTTCCTGTGCGCGCTGGAGCTCGGCGGCGTACCGCTGCTTCTCCTGCTGGGCCTTCCGGTAGTCCGACCACGGGAACTGCGGCTCTTTCGGCTGGGCGGGCTCTGCGGTCTTGCCCGGCTGAGCTGAGGTACCTTCCCCAGAGGAAGGCTGCCCGCCGGCCTCCGGCGTACCGGATGGCGCCCCCGCTGGAGCAGCAGGCTCCGGTGCCGGGGTCGTTACAGGTGCTGTGCTCGGTGCGTCTGCCATCCCATCACCACGTCACTTGCACGCCATCTGGCCGGCGTGCCCGCCGCAAGCGCGCTATTCGGGGGCGCCTGACTCCCCGCGACCGGCAGTGGTACTGGGGCAGCCGGCGTGCCCCGCAGTCCCGTCGGCCCTACGCCGCCGTGGCTGATGCTGCATGTCCTGCATCTTGGGAAGGTGCGGGCCCGTTTGCAACGGGCGGTCCGCCGCCCGGAGGTCCCGGGGGCGCATTGCCTGCCCCGGGCGGCCCTCCCGGACCCGGCGGGGCGCTCTGCATCTGCGTCTGCAACTGCTGGAGCAAGGCCATCTTGTGGGCCTGATAGTGCTGCATGTAGGCCATCTTCGCCGCCGGGCTCTTGGCGTCGAACGACGGGTCCTTGATCTGCGGCAGGATATCCATGAGGTGCGTCTCGTTGTTGTCGGTCTCGTTGATCGGCACCTGCTGCCCCTGATCGAGGATGCTGTTCTCCTTCTGCTGACGGCGCCGGTCCGGGCCGATCTCGGTCTCGAAGTCCTGCAGGTTCAACCGCTCGATGATCTTCTGCCGCTGCACCGGGTCCTGCGGGTTCAGCAAGCCCTGCTCGATGCCGTCGAAGATGTTCTGGATCTCCGCCGACCGGGAGCGGGGAATGAGACTCGCCGGGTCCACGCTGACGTCCGTGTTGCCCTGCAGGTCGGTCCCCTTGAAGTATTGCACCTGCCAATCGGACCCGGGGCCCATGATCCGGATGGTCCGCTCCTGCGGGTAGTGCTGCTGCACGAGCAGAAGCCGCTTGTGCCCCCGCTTGGCAATGGTCTGCCCCCACCGCTGGAGCCGGGGTACCGCATCCTCCTCGGCCTTCTCCTTGAGAAGGTTGAGCGCGATGCCAGACTTCACGCCCTGCGGGAGGTCCTGCACGCCCATGCGGCGGTCCTGTGCCAACTCGTCCATGGACGTGAAGCATGCCTGCCGCTCCTCGTAGATCTGGGCGGGGAGGGGCTGCCCGGGCACGATCTGGGGCGCCGCAGCCGTCCCGATCGTGTTGTAGAAGATCCACGTCCCGGGGCGCATCTGCTGCATCGCCGGGGTGATGCCTGCACCCTTCGGAGCGATCACGTGTGGATTCAACATGGTCTTCCGGTTCAGGATGACCTGCGCGTCGATCCCGTTGATCCGCCGCTGGAGCGCCACCATGTCCTCGGCCGGCGTCCGCCCAGCAAACCGCCCGGGCACCATGTCGTACTTGAACTCGGTGTAGCTGAAATCCCCGGTCGGGGTGCCGTTCTCGTCCTGAATCGGCAGGTCGCCTTGATAGAGAAGCACCCCGTTCGCCACGATCGCCAGCAGGCCCCGGGGGAACATCTGGGAGGGCTTCTCTTCGTACCGGCGGAGCACCGCCCCGTGGGCGAGATACTGGCTACCCCCTTGGTGGGCGCTTCCCTGCATGGACGGCCCGACCAGCGAGAGGAGGGACGATTCGAAGAAGTTGGCGGCGTCGATCCCCGTCTCCTGCCCGACGTAGGGGCCAAACTCGGGGAAGTTCCGGTCGATCCAGTCGAGGTCTGCGTAGGTCGCCTCGCCGCACCACTGGGCCTGCTCGAGCTTCGTCGCCTTCGGGTCCCAGTAGAAGTTGAAGAGCATCCGGACGTAGGTCTCGACCTCCCCTTCGGGAATCTCGTCCACAATGGGCTGCCCCGCCTGCGGGTGGGGCGCCCCCTCCTCATCCAGCTCGGGATGGGTCTCCGGCTGGAGGCTTGCCGTCATCGCCGGCTGCCCATTCGAGAAGGTCTGGGGGACCTGCCCCGCCTGATACTGCGCCTGCCCGCAGGTCTGACAGGTCTGCCCAACCATCTGCGGGTCGGTCGTGGCGTGGCAGTTCGGGCAGACCGCCGCCGGCTTCATGGCAGGGGTCCGGATGACCTGCATCCGGGGCACCCGGAGCACCTTCCCCGCCTGCGGGTTGAAGATGTCGAGGAAGATCACTGTGCCACAGAGCGCCGCGACGAGCCCGGCTTCCTGCCGGAGCTCGTCCTCACTCGTCACGTCATCGAGGTAGGCTAGAACCTTGTCGCCCACCCCCGCCGCTTCCCGATCCTTCGGGTCCGTGGTGTTCGGGCGCACACGCCCTGCCGGGCGCACGCGGAGGAGCTGTGCCGTCATAGCGGCCAGCCGGGGCGCCATGGCGTTCGTGACGGGGGTCGGGAACCACGCGGGGGCACTCCAGCGGGTAAAGCGCCGCGTATTCTCGGAATACTCGATCCACTGGATGCCGCAGTTGTGAACGATGTAGCCATTCGCGACGAAGGTGCCCGTGGAGGTCTGGATGTCCACCACCTCGCACTCGCCCACATCCCACTCGATCGCGACAACTCGCTCCGTCGCAAGCGGCTTCGCGCAGACATCACCTGCCTCGATCACCTTTCTGAGAGCTTGGCGGAGTCGAACACTCGGAACCTGCTGAAGTACCCGGATCGTCGTCTGCGCCCCACCATGCGCGTAGATCGTCAGGCATTCTTCTGTCCCGCTGGGCACAGGCTCGGAGAGGCTCACTCCAAGGCGTCCCATCAGGTTGATCGCACGTTCTAGGACAAGACCCGGATTCTGGCAGAAGGCGAGGCCACCACTCCCCATACGTTTCCGCGTTGGGGAAAGCCCGATGTTTTTGATCGTTCCCTCACCATCCAGGAAGCCACCGAGCCAACCGCGATCTTCAGGCGCGAGGGAAGGGCTCGGGGCATAGCCCACCACGACCAGCGAGCCCATATCTAGCTCACGGGCTTCACGCCATTCCCGTGTTCGGGGATAGTCACCAGAACCCGGCTCCATGAGCACGCGATGGTCCGGAGTCAGAGTCAGACTGCGCCCGCTACTGAGGTGCAGCCTCAAGCAACGACGGCGTGAAGTCCGAACGGCCTCTACCGTAGCAACTCGCCAATGCCGCTGCTCATCCCCACCCTTTGCGGCTCGACCCGGAGCACCACTCGCCTCGTCCGGAGCCAGCAGGCGGTCCCCCACTTGGAGAGCACTGATCGGAACCTCCGTGAAGTCCGACCGTAGGACGGGCGTACTCGCTTCTAGGCAGTAGAAGGCAATGGTCTCGAAGATCTGCCGTTCCAGCGCCCACCGGGACGTAACCCGGTTCGACCAGCTAATCCGCTCCTGCACCCGGCGAATGATCTCGTCTGCCCCGTCAGGCTTGACGGTATCGTACCCCTCCTGCTGCTTCCGCCCCTCCCCGGCAGACCCGGAGAGGCCCACGCTCTGCTGGGATTGGTAGGAGCCGGGATTCGGGGTCTCAGCGGCCACTGCCGCTCAGTAACCGAATAGCAGGCAGGTAAACGCTTCCGTGCCGCTCACCAGCGCGGTGCCGTTACTGGTCTCGGTACCGCCGCTGTTGAAGAGCTTGATCCGGAGGGTGCCCGGGCTGCCCGCCGTCGTAATGAGCACGGGCAAGCGTCCGTTGACACTCGGGCTACAGACATACCCGATGATCTGGTTGAGGCCGATGCGCCCGCGCTGGGCAGCAGTCAGGAGCGTGCCCCCCGTCGCGTAGGTGCCCCCGTTCGGATTGAACGTGGTCAGGTACTCGAAGAGGTGCCCCATGTTCATCCGGACGTTGCACTTCCCGGCGTTGGCCGCAGGCGTCGCGCTGACGCAGCAGGCCACCGGAGCACCCGCCCCGGTACAGTTAGTCGGGAGGACCACCGTCCATCCGAAGGCCGGCAGCGTCGTCGTGGTCGTGGTTGGCGCGGCCGTCGTCGTGGTCGACGCAACCGTGGTGGTCGTCGGCGCAGCCGTCGTCGTGGTCTGTGACCACGCCCGATGAGGCGCCCCGAGGAGCACCGCCAGTACCGCCAGTCCGAGTAGGCCCTTCATCATCCGCCGCATCCTAGCCTCCTCCGGGTCCTTCCCGGGTTTCGTTCCCGCCCGAGCATACGCACGCTCGGGGGCGATTTCACCTACCCTCGGTTGCCCGACATCATCTTGTCGAGCATCTCCTGCCCGTGCTGCCACTCCGCCATCGGGACTTGGCGCCCATCGACCTCCACAAACTCGTTCCCCTTCTCGTCCCGAATGATGCCCGTCGGGCCCATCGGCATCTGCCCCCGAACCACAGCAAGAGCGGTCGGATTGGCAAGAGCAAGGAGCTTGTCCACGAGGGCGGCGTTCTGTCCCCGGAGGTAGGCCAGCTCGGAGTCCCGGGCCTGACAACCGAGGCAGACTAGCGGTGGTGCCACGACCGCATCGTGCGGGCGAGGGCCTTCTGGCGCTTCACCCGGGTCGAGTCGCCCGGGTGGGCCTGCAGGTCCTTCGACGGGATGTTGTGGCCGGACTTCACCCCGAGAGACCGCCTGAGACTGCCCGGTCGTTTTATGGCGTCTTGCACCCACTTCTTTGCCATGCGACTCTGCCTCCATGCCTGATCTATCCACAGACGCGATGGCCGGTTGGATCGCAGGATTCTTCGACGGCGAGGGTTCCGTGATTCACCGAACACAGTGCAGCGGCAAGCGACACACAACGTACTTCCTCACTGTCGGGAATACCGACCCAGTGCTGATGCACACCTGCTCCCGCTACCTGCTGGCACTCGGGATCGCACACACCGAGTTCCAAAATCGCAGGCGTCCACCACGTAAGCCATTCGCCGTTCTGCACATCTGCCGCGCAGAAGCGATCCAGCGATTCGCGAAGATCGTCCATCTCCAAGCACCCGAAAAACAGCGACGTCTCGAATGCATCCTGCGCTGGGTACAGCGCCCACGTATCTCTCGCTGGGACAAGCGCCGAGAAGCCATTGGGAACCTCTGGAAAGCCGGTCACTCGGTGCGCTGCATCGCTAACCAACTCGCAGTCAGAGGCTCCCACTCCCGCGTCAGCAATCAGATACGGCTCCTTGGGTTCACTGTGCCACCACAGGGGAAGGGGCGCAAAATCTGCCGTGATCCGGCGTGCGCTTGATCGCTTTCTGCACCCACCTTCGCGCCATTGATCCGCTCCTTTGCCATCACGAGACCGGCACCGTCATGTAGTAGAGCGTCAGCACGACTGTTCCATCACCTAACTGCGTCGGAGTGATCGCGGTGATGTTGATGGAGAGCCCGACACCGACACTGGGCCCGTTGGCCGTACAGCCGACCGGGTTGCTGTCCGTGCCGTACTCGGTGCCGGGATTCGTGATGATGAAGCCCGTCACGGCGCCCCCACCACCGATGCTCGTGACCTGGCCGATCGCGTCGGCGTTCCCGTAGTTCGTCACCGTGAAGAAATCATTGACGACCCAGCCCGAACCGCCAGCCGCGACCGACGCGGCTGCGATGGTGCCGACGTTCAAGGTGTGGCCGGCGCCGATGAACGCCTCCAGGCCCGTATTCGCGAACGTCGAAACGGGATCGAACAGACTTTGAGTGAACGAGAACGGAGACGGGGTGAAGGTTGTTCCGAGGTAAAAACCCGCGACATTACGATTCGCCAGGACGTTCAGGAACCCCGCCGCTGTGACAGTGATGAATCCCGTAGAGCCGACATAGCGGATTTGGATGTCGCCACCATTGAAAAGATCGTAGACGTGCGTGCCGGCGGTCAGCACATACTGCCCACCGATGGGCACGATCAGCCTCCCCGCCCCCGGCGCCGAGAGCACCGCCCGCGGGCTTGTCGGACTGAGCGCCAGGAGCACCGCCCGGTCGAGCGTGACGGTCGCGGTCTGGATACCGCCCGTCACAGCAGGGCCTGTTGAGCCCGTCGCGCCTGTCGGTCCCGTGACGCCGGTAGCACCCGTTGGCCCGGTCGGGCCACCTGACGGTCCCGTAGGTCCCGTCGCCCCGATGCCTCCGCACCCCGACTGCCCACAGGTCGCCTGCGGAGCGGCCAAGCGGGGCACAGCAAGAGCCCAAAAGCCCAGCAACAGGAGCGTCCAACACTTCATTTCACGGGCACCCCGGTATCGTAGGTCACGGTCACGGTGCCCCCGCCAGAAATAGCAGTAATATTCGCTTCATACATACATTGCGGGTCCCGGATGCTCACCGCCGCGTTGCCCGGGCCAGTGACCGTCATCGAGGAGTTCTGCACGGGTGCCCAGCCGGCGTTGTTGCAGTTGATGTCGATCTCGACCGTGGCGCTACCCGCCGTGTTGTTGATCGTGAAGACGATGCCCCGGAAGAAGCCCCCCTTGCAGACGGCGGTGCCGTCCGCGAGCTTCGAGAGGAGCCCGGTGCAGACCATGTTCGCCCCGGCGCCCGTAATCGTCTGGAAGGCCAGCAGGCCATCCGTATGCCGGGTGCCGTCGAAGACCGTCGGGGGCACGACCGCGTAGCCGGGCACCGCGAGGAGCAGCCCCAGCACCATCCACCGCATCCACCGCATCATGGGTCTACTCCTTTACGCCCGCCCAGGGGCGCTTTCCACTCACTAAGATATTCCCATCTCCGCTTCGCAATCGATCACCAGTGCCGTCGCCGTGCCCGACCCGCCCACGATGAACTTGTTGGTATCGCCAGAATCGAGTCGCAGGAGCCCGTACCAGTCGAAGGCACTATTCGCTGCCACGGAGAGGGCCGTCCCGATGATCTCCGTCCCGGCGACGTTCCCGGCGCTCGCCCCCTTGTAGAGGGAGAAAGTCGCGGCGGAGCCGGTTTTGTTCACGATCCGACAGTGCCGGATGATGTAGAACGTGTTGGTCGTTTGCTCCGGCACGCCCGTCCCACCGGTGGTCGTCGGGGGACTAAAGATGTTGGTCGTGAGTGTGCTGCTCAAGGTGACGGGGCCGAGCGTCACGATCTTGTTCGGCGCGGCCAGGGCCGCGGTGGCGAGCCCCCACCCGAGCAGACTCACCAGCAGCAGGTTCTTCGTCAGATTCTTCATCACATTCTCCTTATGCAGGTTAGCCACAGAACTCCAATCGCCAATGCCCCGCCCACTTCATCGTTGCCGCCGCAGCCGAGACGTAGCCTGTCGTGAGCGCGTTGATATTCGTGCTCGCCTTCGCGTTCATTACCGTGCAGCCCGAGGCACCCGTCGAGGTCGTGTTGCCCGTCGCGCCGAGCGTGTCCGCGACGGTCACGTTCATGGTCGGCGTGCCGCTGCTGTCGGCGTCCGTCCACGACACCTGCGCCGTCGGGATGGTCGAAGACGTGGCAACAGTCGTCAAGATGATCGTCGCACAGACGCGGTACATGCCCGCTCCGGGCGCCGTGCCCGTCGCGAAGAGGAGCGTCGAGCCGAGGTTGGCGGTCTGCGCCGTTTCATCGAGGTTCGCGACCTCGTGGCAGATACCCGCTTTCACGGTGGCAGTGCCAAGATTGTAGCGAGAGACGATCCCATTGACTGTCACATCGAAATTGCCCACGCCGCTGGAACCACCGACGGAAAAGGCATCAGTATAGGGCGCATTCGCGTTCGATATTGCCACGTTCCCATTCTCATCCATCGTGACCGCAGGAATACCACCCCCCACGCCACCCGCGTCGTAGAACAGACGCCCCGACGTTCCCCCGTACTCGAAGAACGTGTTCGCGCCGTCCGTGTACCAGTCCGAGATTTTCGTGACGTTCCGTTGAAGCGTGATGCGTGGGATCGCCGCCGTCGTGCTATTGCCGCTCCGGACCGCGATCTCCGCCGTGTCCGTGCTGGTCGTGCCCTGACCCACGGTGAGCTTCTCGTTCGTCCCCGCCGTGCCAAACAGGTGGGTCGCTCCCTTTGCGGTGAAGTTGCCAGTATCCACGATGTTCGTATCGTCGTTCTGAAGCGCCGAGCTGGCTGCCCACGCGCCGCCAGTATTCCGAAGGGTCTGGTTCGCGGTCCCCGACGGCAGCAACGATTGCGACGGGGAGTGGAAGAGCACCGGCTCATCATCCCCCGCGTACCCGTCAAGCCCCGGCATCCCGGCCCCGCCCGTTGCCCCGGTCGAGCCGGTGACACCCTGTGCTCCCGTGGAACCCGTCGGGCCGGTCGCGCCCTGCGCCCCCGTCGGACCCGTGGGCCCTGTCGGGCCCGTCGCACCTGTCGCCCCACCGCCGCCCGTGGCGCCCGTCGGTCCCGTTGGTCCGGTGACACCTTGGGCACCGGTCGGCCCCGTCGGACCCGTGACCCCCTGCGCGCCCGTCGGTCCGGTCGGCCCTTGCTGGCCCATCATCCCATCTTCGCCATCGATGCCGTCCTGACCATGGAGCCCCGTAGGCCCCGTAACACCCTGCGCCCCTGTCGGACCCGTCACTCCTGTAGAACCAGTAGGCCCAGTAACTCCCTGAGCGCCAGTTGCCCCGGTCGGACCCGTAGCGCCCGCTGCGCCCGTCGGCCCGGTAGCACCCTGAGCACCTGTGGCACCCGTCGCGCCGGTAGCGCCTGTTTGTCCCGTGGCACCTGTCACCCCCGTTGCTCCAGTTGCGCCCGTTGCTCCCACGGGTCCGGGCTCCCCGTCCTCTCCGTCCAGACCGGGTGGCCCGATCACTCCTTGTGCCCCGGTGGGTCCGGTCGAGCCAGTCGGTCCAGTCGCTCCGACTGCTCCAGTCGGCCCCGTAGCGCCTTGAGCACCCGTCGGTCCTGTTGCTCCTTGAGCGCCCGTAGCGCCTGTCGCGCCTGTGGGTCCAGTCGCTCCTTGGGCTCCGGTCGCCCCCGTCGCGCCGGCTGCGCCTGTCGGTCCCGTGACACCTTGCACCCCCTGCGATCCTGTTGGACCGGTCGGTCCAGGTATCCCTGGCTCACCATCCTCCCCGTCCATGCCGGGCGGCCCGATCAGCCCGGTAGCCCCTTGCGCTCCGGTCGGACCTGTGGGACCAGTAGCGCCCTGTGACCCTGTCGGACCTGTTGGGCCGGTCGACCCCTGCGAGCCAGTGGGTCCTGTGGGTCCAGTCAACCCCGCGCTACCTGTGGGGCCGGTGGTTCCTGTGGCCCCTGTTGGGCCAGTCGATCCAGTGGCCCCCGTTGGTCCCGTGTCCCCCTGCGGACCTGTGGCTCCTGTGGAACCAGTTGGACCCGTGGAACCCTGGGCCCCCGTTGGTCCGGTGGCGCCCGCAACACCGGTAGGCCCTGTAGGGCCCTGAGAGCCCGTAGCGCCCGCTGGCCCAGTGGGGCCGGTAGGTCCGGTACTCCCGGTGTCGCCCGTGGCTCCAGATGGGCCTGTGGGCCCTGTCGCTCCCGTAGGACCGGCATTCCCAGTCGGACCCGTGGGGCCCGTCGGCCCGAGGGGGCCCGTAGGACCTGTCGGTCCCGTTGTGCCCGGGGCGCCTCCCGTTAGGGTGATGACCGTTCGCTTCCCGACGGTGTCATCCACGCACATCCCGGCGCCCTCGAAGTCCACGATCCGGCGCCTAAGCAGGGGCACGCTGCTGCATTGGATCTCTTGGTACGCCAGCTCCGAGAACGCCTGCGCCCATGCCACGCCGGGCAACAGGCTCCCGAGGAGCCCCAGTGCCCGGATCCACTTCACGGCTTCGCGGCACCCGGGTCCACGGGCCGCGCCCGGGCAGCCTGCCGGAGCGACACCTGCCGCAGCTCCTCGGCCTGATCTGCCAGCGCCTTCTCCTGCAGGGCTAGCGCATCCGCCTTGTCCTTCGCGACCTGCTCGGCTGCCGTGAGCCTGCCCTGCCCGGCATCCACAAGGGCCTCCCGGGCCGTTGCCGCCCGCTCCCGGAGAGACAGCGCCTCGGTCCGGCGGTCGTACTCCGCGACCTGCTCTGCATGGGCGACCCGCCCATGGGCCAGCGCGTCGGCAGCCTTCGTGTGCGCCTCCTGCGCGAGCGCAAGGGTGCGCTCCTTGGCGTCCACAAGCTTCTCCCGGTCGCCCATCTTCCGCTCGCGGTCCGTGATCATGTGCTCCCGGGCCAGCACGTCCGCTGCTCGGGCAACCTGAGCACTGTTACGCTCCTCGGCCTCCTGCACGGACTTCTCCCGGGTCACGACACCCGTCTCGCGGGCCCGCAGGTCCTCCGCCTTTTGGAGTAGCTGCCGCTGGAGCTTCTCGGCATCGTCCATGGCGGCATGGGCGTCTGCTACCTCCTGCCGGTGGCGCTCAAGAAGCGCATCGTTCGCCCGTATCTGCCCTTCCAGATTCGTCAGAGCGATCTGCGCCGCCGGCACGCGGGCGAGGATCTCCTTGCCCGCCCGGAGCTCGGCTAGCCCGGCGTCGATGCTCGCCTGTACCGCCCCGTGGTCACGCTCGGCCTTCTCCTTGGCCGCCTGCAGGTCCGTCATCTCCCGCTGCGCGGCAAGGTGGCGCTCGGACACATCCTTCAGGGCGGCTTCCTGCCGCTCCGTATCCTTCCGGGCCTGCTCAAGCTTCTCACCCCACGCCGCGTACTGCTGGCGGAGCTGCCCCTCCTTCTCTTGCAGGGCCTGGTCGAGCTCCTGCAGACGCAGTTCCTTCCGGGTCCGTTCGTTCTCCGCCCGGAGCGCAGCGGCGTCTTGACGGTCCTTCTCGGCGTGGTCGTCGTACGTCATGGTCTCACCCCATCGCGACTTTGAGGGCGATCGCAATCCCCGTCGCGTTCGTAAAGAAGATGTCGAAGATTTGTACCCAGTCCCAGTCCTGCACTTCGCCCGGGTCTATCGTATAGACATCGCCCGTCGGGTCGTTCAACCGGATCGAGATGGTCGCGTTCCCCTCCGTGTTCCGGATAGAAAGCCGCTGCGCCCACGAGAGCACTCCGAAGGCACCCGACGCCCGGGCACACGAGCAGGCAATCGCGTGGTTCACCACCGTCTTGATCGAGACGTTGGCGACGGGGCTGGGGATCAGGAACTCGTGGTTCTCGTAGACACGGACGAGCCGCCCCGCCTGGATGCGATCGGATTCCTCGGAAAGAACCGCCCGTCCCTTGTTACCTCTTGTCTGTTGCCCGAAAACCGCGACGCTCATGCCCGTCCTTGGAACTCCAAGCTGAAGTGATCCCCGTCGACCGTCTTGAAGTCACCGCCCCAGCGGCAGAGCGGGTGCAGCGTCTTCCAGAAGTCTGCCAGCGGGCGAAACGCCTCAGCGTCCGTCTGCCAGATGCCATCCTTGAAGAGGTTGAAGTCGATCGCCAACCGCTCGATGTGCAGCGAGTGCAGGATGCCCGTCCCATGTGCCACATCCCACGCCGCCTGCTGTGGCGTCCGCCACGCCTCTCCGAATGTGAGCTGGTAGCCATGGGCATCTGCCCACTGAATCAGCTTCGCTACCAAGAGCGGAAAGAACCGCTGTAGCTCGCCTTCGCTAAGATCGACCGTCATGCTGCCCTCATCCGCTCCCGTTCACGTTGGAGCAACTGCCGGATCGCCCGCGCCAGCCCCTCCGCCGTGATGTCGGGCAGCGTCGATTCCACGATGTACCGGAACGTGTAAGGCCACGGGCACCCCGCGTTCTTCGCCCGCTCCCCGTCCACGTCCTCGATCCACGCGAGCACATTCAGCGCCAGTGCCCGCTCGATCTTGCCCGGGCCGAGTCCCCGCAGGAGATCCACCAGCATGTTGTCGAGCACACTGACGCGCAGCGCCTGCGCCGGGCCGCCGAGCCCGATCGTCTTGTGCATCGCCCGCCACTGCACGGGCATCATCGCATCCAACTGGAAGCGGTAGTCCAAGTCGCGGAACTCTGGAACCGCTCTCACTGCAATACCTTCGTCGGGAAGTTCAACGAAGCAAACTCACCATGGGCACTACGAGCTGCTTCATCATAGGCCAGCGCCGCCTCCTCCGCTGTCGCAAAGAGGCCGATGTGCCGTCGCTTGCCATCGACACGTATCAGGGCGGCGTACCGGCCACAGTGCTTCCAGTAGGTGACTCCGTGATACCCACTCGTGTTGTTGGACTGACGCTTTCGATTCCTCATGTTTTGAGCATGCGTCGCCAGTCGGAGGTTAGACCGTCGGTTATCCAACCCATCTCGGTTAACGTGATCTACGATCATCCCCACGGGAGCACCCATGATGATTCGATGCATCCCCAAAGTCACCCCATGGACCGAGTGACTAACCGCGTAACAGGCCCCTGACCTGTCGCGTCGCACATTCCAGCGATACGGCGAGACAAGATGTACGTCCGCCGCGTCAAGAATGGCCCGCACGCCGCCGGCCATCAGCACTACAGCAAGACCACCGGGCAGGTAGAGGTACTCATTCGGCCTGATTCGACGCTTCATTTGCCCCTCTTCGGATGGCGCATGAGCGGCGGGGTTCGTTTCAGGGCAGTCTGGTTCCTGAAACCACGTCGCGCTTTGAAGCTGCCCGGGTCGCGCAGCTTCGGGTATCTGGGTTTCAGCAGACTCGCCAGCTCCGAGATACCCGCCTTGATCGGGGGGTGCGCCATGGTCAGCTCCTCCGGGTAAAGACCCGGTTCAGCTTCCGCATCTCCGCCGCCGAGCGCGGCTCGATGCTCCGTTGACTCTCGTGGCGCGGCTGCTGCTGCGCCCGGGGTCGCGTCTCGATCTTCCGCTTACTGATCGGGTCTCTTTTCATACGAGGGTTGTGGTGGTCACGCACCGCCGACACCGCTTGCCCCGGCAGGGGCGCGTGGTGGTCGTCACGGTGCTGGTGGTGGTGGTCGTCGTCGGAACCGTCGTCGTGGTGCTCGTCGTGGTGGTGGAGGTTGTAGTCGTCGTGGTCGTGGTTGGCAGCGTTATCGTCGTGGTGGTCGAAGTGGTCGTTGTAGTCGTCGTGGTGGTCGTCGTGGTTGTGGTTGTCGTGGTCGAGGTGGTGGTGGAAGTCGTTGTCGTGGTGGTTGTGGTGGTAGTCGTCGTGGTCGTCGTGGTTGTGCTGGTCGTCGTCGTGGTCGTGGTGGTGGTTGTGGTCGTCGTGATGCAGGTACAGGTTCCGACCACGTCCGCACAGACCTGACCCATCGGGCAATCCCCGACACAGGCCGGGTCCACCGCACCCGCGCACGAACTCCCAATGGTGGTCGTGGTCGTGGAGGTCGTCGTGGTCGTGGTTGTGGTGGTCGAGGTGGTGGTCGTCGTGGTGGTTGTTGTCGTCGTGGTCGTGGTCGTGGTGCTGGTGGTGGTCGTGGTAGTCGTCGTGGTCGTGGTCGTCGTCGTCGTGGAAGTGGTGGTCGTCGTGGTCGTTGTCGTTGTCGTTGTCGTCGTCGTCGTGGTGGTGCTGGTGGTTGTCGTCGTCGTTGACGTCGTGGTGGTGGTCGTGGTCGGCGGCACTTCGTCGTTCTCCAGCGCCAACGTCCGCGTGGTGCCCGGCACCAACACCTGCCGAAGGAACGTCGGTGCCGCCGGAGTCGTGAAGTCGTAGACCTCCACGCCCTGATTCGCGGACGCATGCGTGAGCGCCGGCACCGTCCCAAAGAGGAGTGCCGGACTCGTCCCGAAGGCGAGCAGCGCCGACTCTGTCCGACCAGCAATCGACCCGAGGATCGTGACCGCCCCAGGCGTGGTCGTGTCCAGCGCCCGGATCGTCGTCAACCCGTCGTAGACATAGGCCCGGTTCGGGACCGTCGCATTCGCCACCACGGTCGCCGCCGTCGCGAACGTCCCGAGAAGCGTCGGGGCATTTGGGTTGGTGATGTCGACCGTCAGGAAGTTCGTCGTGGCCGCGAGGTAGGCCCGCGTGCCGGCGAGCGCCACGTCCGTCACCGCCGTCGCGGTATTCAGGCTGCTCGCGATGAAGGGGAAGGGCGGGTTCCCGACATAGACCACCTGGAAGCCGGGATTCGTGCCCCCCGTCGCGATGTAGGCGTAGTTCCCCGTGACGCGGAGCACCTCGCCATTCGCCACCGTCACGCGCCCAAGGATGGCCGGGCTCGACGGCGTGGTGACGTTGATCGTCACGAGATCGGTGTGAGCCGGGTTCCCCGAGACCACCTCCAGCGCGTAGGCCGTGTTCCCGACCACAGCCATCCCCCTCAGAATCCGGTTGACCGCCATCGCGCCCGCGAGCGTCGGGGCATGGGGATTGGTTGCGCTCCCCACGTTCAGCTCGGGGAAGACCAAGCTCCCTGTTGGCACCGGGGCCACGAGCGACGGATTGACTCCGATCCCGAAGCTCTCCGTGAGGCCGTAGCGATGCGTCAGGAGTGCCGGAGAGGTCGGGCTCGACACATCATAGGCGACGAGCCCCTGCTGTAAGGAGGCGTTCGGACTCGCCAGCAACGCCACGTTGTTCGGTGCCGCCGCGACACGCAGAGCATTGTAGCCCCGCGCCACTCCCTGGAGCGACGGGCTCGAGAGATTCGACACGTTGACCGTCCGGAAGCCGTTCGCGTCCGTCCCGCTCACCGTGTAGAGCGTCGTGCCCTGCAGGGAGACCCCGACCGGCGCGAAGCCGCCCGCCGTGAAGGTGCTAAGCAGGATCGGGTTCCCGTTCCCGGTCACGTCAAGGATACGGAGGCTGGCCGAGTCCCCAACGAACGCCGTGGCTGCGTGACCACCTGACGAGCCCGTCACAGTGATGCCCTCGGCATCCGTTGTCGCCAGCGTCCCGGTGAGGGTCGGCACCGTCGGCGTCGCCGCGCTGGCGATCCGAACTCCCGAGGTGCCGAGAGCGAGGTACAACGTCGTCCCGGACAGCACCATGTCCTGACAGCCGTTCGGGAGCGCCACAGAGCCCATCACGGTCGGGCTCGACGGGTTACTCAGGTCGATTACCTGCAACGCCACCGTCGCCGGGTTCCCGGGCGTCGTCTTCACGGAGTAGCCCCGGTTCCCGTTGGTCGCAGCGCAATGATAGACGCCCGCGAGGCTGCCCTTCGTGATCGGCGTTGCGGGCGTCGTCACGTCGACTACCGTGAGACCGCCCGCACCTTGTGCATTCAAGGACAGCGTACCCGAGACGGACACGCGGTCCCCCGTGAAGGGCGGATTCGCTCCTCCAAGCGGTGTCAGTGTGACCGGGCTCCCGATGCTAACCGTAGAGAGCCCGAACTGATCGGAGGCGACATAGGCCCGATTCGCCCCCTGATCTACGATGACATCCTCGGCCTGCCCGACATTCGGGACGAAGCCGACGAGAGCCTGCGGGCTCGTCAGGCGGATGACGTCGACTACGGCGGCGGAGTCGCTGGCGTAGATGACTGGGCCAAGGATGGTGGTGCTCGTAGTGGTACTGGTGGAAGTGGTGGTCGTGCTTGCAGCGGTGGTGGAAGTCGTGGTGCTGGTCGTGGTCGTCGTAGAAGGAACGGTGGTAGTGGTGCTAGTGGTTGTCGTAGTCGTGGTGGGCGGCACGGATGATGTGGTCGTGGTCGACAGAAAGGTCGTCGTCGTAGACGAACCCCCAGTCGTCGTGGTGGTCGTGCCCCCGCCGGAGGTCGTCGTGGTCGACG